TAAGAGACATGGGATTTAAGTTTGACGGTAATCAAATCATATTAAATCAGAAACAAAGAGACATGTTGATGGCTAAACTTGGTCCGCAGTTCCAACAGATATTTGGTAAGAAAGATACATTCAAAGAAGCCACAGGTGATCCTGTCGGCAAAATTACTAAAGTAGATCCTGCTACAAAAAAAGCCACGATTTCAAAGCCCGACGGAACTTCACAAGAGGTGGATTCTACATCACTTAAAACTACTGCCGATGGTAAATTAGCCATGGACAGTCCTGATCAATCTCAATTAACTAACAAAGAAGTTGTCAGCACAGAAGATGCTCTTGCTCCTCCTAACGACAGTCGTAGTCCAATACATGGTGATGAAGACCATGACGAAATGAGCAAATTATTAGTTCATAGATTACGCCGGCTAGCAGGACTTGAAGAACAAGAGCCCGCAGCCAGTAGTGTTCCTCCAGATCTTACAGTGAATGGTGTTTTGAGCGATCCTGAAATATCTCCACAGGATAGAGAAGCAATGAAGCAGTTATTAGTAGCGAACCCCGATGGCACTGTAAATATTCAAGGTAGTCTCCGTAATGTTTCTGGGGAATTAATTAGAATGTTACCCCAACTAACTGACATATTCAAAGAATTATTACAGGATGCCAATGCGTTTGTTCGCACACCAGAGTTTGCCAAATTAGGTCCACAGGATCAAACTGCTGTTATAACAATGACCAAAGAGCTGCCTGCACTTATACAAAAAATGGATCAACAGATTATGTCCATGGCTCAAACACATGATCAAGGATTTAATAAATTAGACAGACAAACTGGACAATACGGTGATGGACAAGTTGAGGAAAGTGATTGGACTGTGCCTATTGGAGGGCTAAGCCAAAAACAAGACCTAGCTACAGGTCATACTACTACAAGATATCAAGCAGGACCTATGGATATATCACAAACTAAAGATGCCAAAGGTAATGTAATTGGACATGACAGCAGCTATAGAATGGGTCGTGACGCAACAATTAGAGCACAACGACCTGTGGGATCACAAATAACAACTATGACTGGTCAGGCAAATACTCCAGATGCTCAAGCAGATGTAGATAATATCTTAGGAGTTCAAGGTGCTGCTGATCGTAAAAAAGTAGATCCGCAAAAGTTTGCACAATTCCAGCGTCAAATGCCTAAAGAAAGTGCTGAATTAGAAGCTATGCTGCGTATTGCAGGACTAAGATGAAAGTAAATGAAATTTTAACAGATTTTCAGATCTGGACCAGTAAGGAAGAACGTCGTGTTTTAGAACAGTTAAGAGTTTCAAGGCCTTTGAATAGTTTTCCTGAACACGACCAATTCATAATCGAGCAACTGATTAGGAAAAGTTTGGTAATTAAGATAGGAGAACGTTTTCCTAACGTGATAGCAAATGAACCAAAACTCTAACGAAAAATTGAAACCTGATATAAAATCTTTACTGCCTATCACAATTTTACCAGATAAAAGTTTAGTTTATGAAAATTTTAGAATTTTAAAAAATAGAAATGAAGATTATGAATTAAGGCATTTAAAAGGAAGAAACCTTATTGATAAATTTAGAACAAAAACAGCAGCATTATTAGCTGCCAAGTTTTATAAAACAAAGGATTTTAATAGATATAATCAAGTTGTAAATTTAGACAGTAAATATTATCATAATTTAACAGACGCACAATTATATAAATTCAAAGTAAAAAACACACAAGACCATGATAAAAAAGATACTTTACAGTGGAGATTGGAAGTAAGTGAGCAGCGTGTTAGCTATTATAAAGAACAAATATCACAGTTGTTCAAGACCTACTTTTGATAAATAAAGTATCAGCTATTTAGGAACATAAAATGCAGATTAGAGACCTTTCGCATCCAAAAACTAGTGCCAAGATAAATGAGAGTCTGGCTCAGAAATTTGGCTATAAATTAAACCTTGATTCCTACACTATGGAAGAACTCAAACAGGCTAGAGATAAAGTTGTCAGCAAACTTGCTCAATTTGAAAAAAGCAATGAATATGATGCTGTCTATGAAAGCAATCAATATCAAAAAGATCGTATGTTCCTGGATGTTATTACTACTGCTATCTCTGAGCGTAGTCTTAGCAAAGACGAAGAAGGCAAGCGTGAAAAGTATGTAAAAGGCATGAAGAAAGTCAAAGGCGACTTTAAGAAACGTTACGGTGATCGTGGTGAAGAAGTTATGTATGCCACAGCTACAAAGATGGCTAAGAAAGAAAGCTTAGAAGAGGCTATGCAGATTTTACGTTCAGCACTTGATCGTAAAACACTGCGAGAAGGCGAAGAAGAAAAGGCCGCTTTAATTATGAGCGCAAGAGACATGGTAGATAAAATTACTGGTTGGTTGGAAGATACTGCCAGTATGAAATCAGAAACCATGTTAGAGTTAGTAGACTCTATAAGAGATGAAATGGGCAGTGCTGTTAGTGTAGAATTCACTAACAAGGTAAAACCAGCATTAGAAGAAGTTTATAATGTACTAGAACAGCAACGTCAAACATTGGCACAAGCAGTAGCAGTGCTTACAGGTGAAGAGGCTCCTGGTACGGGAGAAGGAGCACCTACCCCTGCTCCAGGTGAAATGGGCGCTGTACCCACATCAATGGGAGCAGAGGAGTTTCCAGGTGGAGATGAATTTGCCGCAGCTGAAGCAGGAGCAGGCGGAACTGAAATGGCAGGCCGCGAAAAAAGAGAATCAATTGAATACAGCCGTAGACTAGGCACAATTTTGAGTTCAAAAAAAAAGTAATGGAGGGTGCGGATAATCTAATCCGCATCCTTATTACATTGAAAAATAGAGCTGATAGCACCGGATCTACAGCTCAATTTAGTTGGGAAGCAATAAGCAATATGCTTCAAAATGTGTCAGGTCTTAAAATGGACTATGAAACATTTAAAAAACAATATGACGAAATTCCTGAGCTACAACAAATCATAGACGGATTTGATAAAAACGGTGTACGATTAACTACTAGACAGGAACCAGAAGCTACAAAATCTGGAAACAAGCCCTCAGATCTTAATGTAGCGGCAAAACGTGCTGCTAATAAGGTTCTTCAACAACCAGGTTGACATATAAGCTTTAGTCATATATAATATATAAATTATGACTTTACTTGTATCCAAATATACCTATAAACAACTAAACAGAGATGATTCATCAGGGCGTAGATTATATGCTACCCCAGATGGTAATCGCGTACCAAGTGTTACTACAATTTTAGATAAGACAAAACCAGCAGAGGCTAGAGAAGCACTAGCTAATTGGCGTAGGGCTGTTGGCGAAAAGAAAGCTCAAGAAATTACCACTGAAGCAGCGGGCAGAGGTACCCGTATGCACAAATTTCTAGAAGATCATATCAAAGGAATTCCTCTAAAAGAATCAGTTACTAATCCTTTTGCTCAGCAGAGCTTAGATATGGCTCGTATGGTAATCGCGCAGGGTTTTTGGAAAGTAGATGAAGTTTGGGGTAACGAGGTTCCTTTATATTTTCCAGAACTATATGCAGGAACTACCGATTGTGTAGGTGTACATCAAGGCGATCCTGCTATACTAGATTTTAAACAGACAAACAAGCCCAAGAAAGAAGAATGGGTTGAAGACTATTACTTACAATTGACTGCCTACGCTCTAGCACATAATGAGATACACGGAACTGATATCAAAAAAGGTGTAATTTTGATGTGTAGCAAGGACATGCAGTATCAAGAATTTGTACTCAAACCCCAAGACTTCAGCATGTGGGTAGATCGTTGGTGTGCTAGGGTAGAACAATACTATAAAATCAGCTAAATATCCAAAAGAGGATATTTTATGGCTGTAGTTCAAATTAGTCGTATTCAAATACGTCGTGGGCAAAAAAATCAAGGAACAGGATTACCTCAATTAGCTAGTGGTGAGTTGGCTTGGGCTATTGACACGCAAGAACTATATATAGGAAATGGAGCAGTCAGCGAAGGTGCTCCTAATGTTGGTAACACAAAAATACTAACAGTGGCAGATAATATCTTAGATATAGCTGGAGAATATACCTACAAAAATGGTTCTGCTACTATACAGACCGGCAGCGATATAAATTATCCAATACAAGTTAGTCTACAAGAAAGACTAGATGAACGTGTAACATGTCAATCATTTGGAATTTTAAGCGATGGGCTTGATCAGTCCAGTAACATACAACGTGCTATAGACATGCTTTACATCAATAACGTAACGAGTGGCGTAGCTAGCCGTGTGGATCTAGAATTTTTACCAGGAATTTATAATTTCAATACCACAATATTTCTACCCAGCTATGTTAGCATAAAGGGAGCAGGTAGACAGAAAACAATTTTTAATTTTCAAGGTGAAGGAACTGCTTTTAGGTTTATAAATGACACGTCAACCATGACCAGTAGAAGTGCTATCAATACAACTACCTACAACAATCAACCTAAGTTTTGTAGATTAGAAGGGTTTACTTTAAACCTCAATGAACCCGATGTAGAAGGTATAAGATTAGATGCGGTAAGAGATAGTGTGTTTACTGATGTAGAGATAGTAGGAACTTTTGGTGACAGTGCTGGAGACAGCACTGTTTCAGGTGGCGGCCATGGATTTTCATTAAACGCTTTGAGCAGCCTAGTAACTTGTCAACGTAATCGTTTTGTCAGTTGTAGAATGGAAAGATTAGAATTTGGTATATATGCTAAACAAGATATTACTAATAATACAATTTACGATTGTGAATTTATAGATAGTAGGCATGGCATAGACTTTGGAACAGGTGCTAATTTAACCTCTACCGGTGAGCAATATGGGCCTAGAAGAAACAACATTATCAATTGTTATTTTGATGATATAGAACGTTATGGTATTAGAATCAGTAACGGATATTACAATAAATCAAGAGGTAACACCTTTATTAATGTAGGTAACGATGGAGGTAATTATCAAAACAACGTGTACAGCCCTATCGTATTTGCCACTACCGGTAATAGCAGCACACAAGATAATTTTGACAGACAACTAGATCTAGCTGTATATGACCCTGTTTATCCTACTAAATTTACAGAAGATTACATCAATGAAGTACAGGGTAAAATGAATGTTAATTACTTTGAGCCTATACAATTTACCTTGGTACAGAGTTATCCAAACCTGTCAAATGCTATGAGATTTCCTTATAATGGTGAATCTCGAATAGTAATAGATTATATGATTAAAAGCTCAGTTTATATTCAGGTTAGAACTGGTAAAATCAGCATAGCGGTAGATGATACTAATTCTAGTCTACAACTTACTGATGATTATGAGTATACAGGTACAGTTAATGAAGATTCTAAAATAACTTTTTCAGCTATTTTGCTCAACAATTGTGTGGTCATACAGTATCGTAATCAAAATATTGGTGATAGTTCTACAATGACCTATACCTATTCGGTTTTAAGCTAGACACGATAAAAAATTCACTTGATCTACACATTAAAATAGTGTATTATCTTATCAAATTATAGGATAAACTAATGTGTTGCCTTTAAAATTTAAAACTAAACGGACGACTAGGTGCAAACTAAATATGTTTTCCTTACAAAAAGAAGAATATCAATGTCGCAAATTACTGTAACGAAACGAAACGGAAGTAAAGAACCCTTAACAATAGAAAAATGGCAGTCACAGGTAGCAAAAATATGTAAAGGTATAGCTGATGTCAGCCAAAGTATGATAGAAATTCGTAGCAATCCACATTTTTATGATGGTATTACCACAGTAGAGATTGACAATATTACGCTAAGAGCCATCGTGGATCTAATTGATGTAACACATAACCCGGATGTTGGTCATACTAATTATCAATATGTGGCAGGCAAACAGAGACTCAGTATGCTACGGAAAGATGTTTATGGTAGCTATGATGTCCCCCATTTATATAGCATAGTCAAACGTAATGTAGAGATCGGTCTTTACACTCCAGAACTGTTTGAATGGTATAACGAAGCAGACTGGAATAAAATGAACGATATGTTGGATCATGAAAAAGATGAGAAATATAGCTATGCCGCCATTGAACAACTTATTGAAAAATATCTGGTTAAAAATCGTAGCACAAAAGAAATATACGAAACACCACAAGTTCGTTATATAATTGCTGCTGCCACAGTGTTCCATAAGGAAGAACCTAACAATGCGAGAATGCGTTATATCAAAGAGTATTATACGGCTGCTTCGGATGGGCTATTTACCTTGGCTACACCTGTCCTTGCTGGGCTTGGCACTCCAACTAAACAGTTTAGCAGTTGCGTTCTTATCCGTAGCGATGACGACCTTGATTCTATTTTTGCTAGTGGAGAAATGATGGCCAAGTATGCTAGCAAACGTGCTGGCATTGGCTTGGAGATTGGTCGTCTAAGACCCTTGGGTAGTCCTATCAGAGGTGGTGAGATCATGCATACAGGCATGGTTCCTTTCCTTAAAAAATGGTTCGGTGATTTACGCAGTTGCTCACAAGGAGGTATTAGAAATGCATCAGCGACAGTATTCTATCCTATATGGCATCATCAATTTGATGACCTCATTGTTCTCAAAAATAATCAAGGCACAGAAGAAACAAGAGTCCGTCACATGGATTATGGGGTCGTGCTCTCCGCTTTCTTCTGGAGACGCTTTAAAAATAAAGAAAATATTACCTTCTTTGATCCTAACGAAGTACCCGATTTATATGAATCTTTCTACAGAGACACGCAACGGTTTGAGGATTTATACGTCAAATACGAGAAAATGGAGGGTCTTAGAAAGAAAACGATTAGTGCAGAAGAAGTCTTTAAAAGCGGAATCTTAAAAGAGCGCACTGATACAGGCCGTATCTATCTTGTGTTCATCGACAATGTTATGAACCAAGGGCCCTTTGATCCTGAATATCATACCATCTATCAAAGTAATTTATGTTGCGAAATATTACTGCCCACTAAGCCCTTTAAGCGTCTGGATGATGACAGTGGTCGAATAGCACTATGTACACTAGGCTCGATCAATTGGGGTGAATTTAGAAACCCAGAAGATATGCGCCGAGCCTGTCGTATCCTACAGCGTAGTTTATGTAACATTCTTGACTACCAAGATTTTCTTAGTATTCAAAGTAAACTAAGCAACGATGAAATACAACCACTAGGCATTGGTGTTACTAACTTAGCCTATTGGCACGCCAAGCGTGGGTTAAAGTATGGAGACAAAGACGCTCTTGCTGAAGTTAAATCATGGATAGAGCATCAAGCCTACTATCTAACAGAAGCTACAGTGGAGTTGGCTAAGGAACGTGGACGATGTATAGATAGTGATAAAACAAGATATGGACAGGGGATTTTTCCTTGGGAATCAAGAGCCAATGCTGTAAATGAACTTACAGACTTTACCCCAGAACTAGATTGGGAAACACTTAGAATCAACATGAAACAGTATGGTGTTCGCAATGCTACCTTAATGGCCATCGCGCCTGTTGAATCTAGTTCAGTGGTTATTAACAGCACCAACGGCATTGAGATGCCTATGAGTCTTATCAGCACGAAAGAAAGCAAGGCAGGGTCATTCACTCAGGTCGTTCCAGAATATCAGAGATTAAAGAACAAATACCAACTTATGTGGGAACAACAGGATTGTGTAGGCTACATAAAGACTGCTGCTGTACTTGCTGCCTATGTAGATCAAAGCATAAGCACGAACACATTTTATAATCCTGCGTTTTTTCCAGAGCGCAAAGTGCCAACTACACTTATTGCTAAAAACTTAATGCAGGCACATCGTTGGGGCCTAAAAACTTTTTACTATAGTTTGATAAACAAAGCAGGAGCTAAAGCTCTAGAAGAGCCAAAAATAAATGGCGCACATGATGTGCCATTTAACGGATACGAAATAGAATTAGACGAAAATTGTGAAAGCTGCGTATTATGAGTAAATTACAGTACAATCTACATACACCCACAGACTACCTTCAACGAAAGATGTTCTTGGACCCTAAAGGACCAGTTACCATACAGAGATTTGAAGAAGTCAAATATAATAAACTTGCTGACTTTGAAAAAACAGCAAGAGGATTTTTCTGGGTTCCAGAAGAAATATCATTGACTAAAGACGCACAAGATTTTAAAGATGCTAGTGATTCTATCAAGCATATATTCACCAGTAACCTACTGCGTCAAACAGCATTGGATAGCCTACAAGGTCGTGGACCCAGTCAAATCTTTACTCCAGTAATCAGTTTACCTGAGTTAGAGGCATTAGTCTATAACTGGACATTCTTTGAGACTAACATTCATAGTCGCAGTTACAGTCATATCATTCGTAACATTTATAATGTGCCCAAGGAAGTATTCAACACCATTCATGACACCAAAGAGATTGTGGACATGGCATCGAGTGTTGGCAAGTATTATGACGACTTACATAGATTAAATTCTCTTAAAGAAATCTGTGATCCTACAAAAGAAACGGTTTTAGAACCAGAACACATTAAAGCAATTTGGCTAGCACTCAATGCCAGTTATGCACTAGAAGCCTTCCGCTTTATGGTATCGTTTGCCACAAGCCTAGCCATGGTAGAGAATAAAATCTTTATTGGTAATGGTAATATTATCAGCCTAATCCTACAGGATGAACTATTACACAAAGGATGGACTGCTTGGCTTATTAATCAAGTGGTAAAAGAAGATCCAAGATTCGCCCAGGCCAAACAAGAGTGTGAACAAGAAGTATATGCCTTGTATATGGATGTTATTCGTGAAGAAAAGGCCTGGGCAGACTATTTGTTTAAGAAAGGTCCTGTGATTGGGCTGAATGCAGCAATACTTAAAGATTTTGTAGATTATACAGCAGCAGGTGCTTTGAAAGACATTAATATCAAGTATCATGCGCCACATCCAAGGAGCACACCTATACCTTGGTTCAATAAGCATAGCGACACCAGCAAGAAACAAACCGCACTACAAGAAAATGAATCGACTAATTATGTTATAGGTGTAATGAGTGATTCAATAGACTATGAAGAGTTACCTATACTTTAAGGAGAATATATGGCAAAAATACATGAAGAAGTTGTTGTATTAAAATTAAGTACGCTGTTAAAAGATACAGATACAGCAGGATATCTAGCCACTACTGAGTTAATAGATGCCCTAGTCAGCGTAGCAGAAGAATTATCAGGACAGGGAGTGGTAGTAGAAGCGGAGGTAGCAGAATGAGAGCTATAGTTTGGAGTAAGTATCATTGCCCATATTGTGACAAGGCCAAGACTTTATTAAAACTTAAGGGCATTGAATTTGAAGAGCGTAAAATAGGTGATGGGTATACCAAAGAAGAACTGTTAGAAGCAGTACCCAGTGCTCGTACAGTGCCACAGATTTTTATTGACGACAAACTTATTGGCGGATACACAGAATTAGAACGATATTTTAAAGAGGCAGCATAATGTTATTAGTAAAAACAAATTTCGTGGAAGGCGATACTATTAGTTTGAAGTTAATCAGTGGTGAGGAGATTATTGGTAAATATATAAAAGAAGATACAGATCACATTACCATTAAGAATCCCGTAATGTTAGCAATGACTTCAAAAGGACCAGCGATGACTCCTATGATGATTACAGTTGATTTAGATCAGGAGTTTGACTTAGTTAAAACTGCGGTAATCCTAAAAGGAAACACAGTGAAAGAAATAGCAGATCAATTTACTTTTCAAACTACAGGAATCCAGCCAGTCAGTGCTGGAAGTATTATAAGATAATATTGATATGAAGGGCCAGTTTGTATTTATTGTGAACGGAGAAACTAAAACTTATCAAGATTTTAGAGATATTCCGGATAAATTTGATCATGTAATTAAATTTGTCCCTGAAATTCCAGACGGACCGCACACAGAGGAACAACATGAAGAAATAGATTCTTGGAATAAAAGATTTCAAGAGATTATGGATAAAGAACGTGCCCGCGGTGACTAGAATAGGTGACGCAGATGTCGCACACTGCTCTAGTATGACTAGAGCAAAAGGTAGTCCCAATGTTTATGCAAATTCAATTGCTGTAAGTAGACAATCTGATGAAAATACATCACATTTGTTACCAGGAGGGAAATCGTGTCCTGGCCATACCGCACCAATAACCACTGGTAGTAGCACTGTATTCGTTAACAATTTAGGTTGTGGAAGAATAGGTGACGGCATTACAGCATGCACTTCTGTCGCTGAAGGATCACCAAATGTCTTTGCGGGTTGATAAAAATAGTATACAATATACTAGTGAACAGCATAGAAAAAATATGGGCTAGAGCGACTGGACATCTTATGGGTCAAACGGACGAAGATCGTCCTGATGTGCCTATCCTCACTGTTCGAGAAGCTCGTATAGCATTATTCCTAAAAACTTTTTGGGTAATAATCCATGTAATCACTTGCTGTTTCATAATCGCCAATGTTATAAGGCACTGGTAATAATTATTATGTAAAGGAGACACTTATGTCACAAAATAGATTTCAAGATTTCGCAAAATTAGTAGAAGCCATGGAAGGCGACTTTGAAAAGTTCTACGACAAAGAAGTAGGAGCAGCAGGAACTCGTGTTCGCAAACATTTGCAAGAACTGGCTAAACTTTGTAAAGAAGTTCGTAACGATGTTACCGCAGTAAAAAACGCACGAAAAGAAGCCAAGTAAGTCAACTAAAACCGTGATAAATACGTTATATACTTACAAGGAGTAAGTTATGAAAACATTAATCGTTGCCGTAGTTTTAACATTTAGTTCATTAGCCATGGCTGGTCCTCATGGGCATGGCTATAGGCATCATGGACATCATCATAGGCATTGGAGCCCAGGTTACAGTTGGATAGCTCCTGCTCTAATTGGAGGTGCTGTGGTCTATGCTGCTACCAGACCAGATCCTGTTGTAATTCAGCAACCAAGTATAGTATTACAGCCAAATCAAGTTATTATCGACGGCGTTGTTTATACCAAACAATATGTTATTATGAACGGTGTTCATACAGAAGTTTTAGTGAGGCAATAAAATGTATAAGTATCAACTTTGGGTTCGTATCAATGAATATCAAACTGCCAATACTATTGTTTGGGCAGAAAATGACTATGCTGCCAAGATGCTTGGTGAAGCACAATATGGAACAGGTAATGTTCTTAATTATACAAGGATAGATGAATAATGTCATACTCAGCTAAGGTAATTGATCACTATGAGAACCCACGCAATGTGGGCAGTTTCGCCAAAGATGAAATAGACGTAGGCACTGGTATGGTTGGTGCTCCTGCTTGTGGTGATGTAATGAAATTACAGATAAAAGTAAATGAAGACGGAATTATTACAGATGCGAAATTCAAAACGTATGGCT